TAGTAACTATAAAACCTGATAAGCCAATATATACAGGGAGTAATGATTTTACTTTACCTTACATGAAGCAATTTGTAAATAATTTTAATTCTGTTGAAAATTCACGCGAAAGAATAGAAAGAATACATGTATTCGAAATGATTCCAAACAGTTTTGAATTTTCTCAACTTTCTTCACAGTGGAACGAAACTGAAAGAAGTGGAAACTATCCATTAGTTGACTGGTCAAACTATAACTTAACAAAAGTATCTTTTAGATTTCTTGTTGTTGCAAAAAGATTAGAAACAAATTCGTTTTTTAAAATCGACCCCATAACAAAAATTAAAACTTTACAAAAACAAACTTCCGAAATAGTTAATGACGGTCTTTTGGCTTCTATTGATGAACAATTAGACAACATTAGGTCTATGGCTGGAGCGCCAGCACCAATAAGACTTTATAACGTAAATACTCTTTTAAGTACTGAGTATAGATATCCGTATACTAATAACACAAAAAATTTGCAGTGGATTATAAATGATTGTTCCATAACGGCAACGCGATTTACTGATAATGGTAATAGTATTTCTGCTGCAGAAGTTTCATTAACACTTACTGAATATCCAATTATTGCAAGAGATATTATTTTAATTCCTCCGCTTGCTGGAGACACTCCGCCACCAGTAACATGTAAACCCAATACTGGAGACCCTAAATGTACCCCCAATACTGGAAGAGGAAATCTATGGACTCCTAGTTATCTGGACCAGTCGTTTAAACCCGATGCAGTTGTTATGCCTCCTGCCGTAGTAGCAACGTAAAATTTATTATGTTTAATTCACAGTCTTTACAAATAGGTGATTTAACCTCAAAACAAATGGCCGTTGTTGCTCAAAATATTTTGAATCTCACCGTTAGTTATTCAATGGATATGTCTCCTCAGTTGGTTATAACAATAGTTGACCCTGGCTTAGAAATGGCTTCAAATAATTATTTCATAGTTGGAAGAGACATTATTTATCAAACAACAGCAATTAAAAGTGTTGAAATGGCAACAGCGGGTGCAGACACTATTCCTCTTTTTACAAGAATTAGACATACTTATGAGATAAGCAGAGTAAGCGTTGAACAGGGTGGTGCTGGAGCATCCCCTGTTTATACGTTAGAAGCAATGCCAAAAGCAATTCAGCAAATGAAAAGAGACAAAAAACCCGGAAACATAGGTGGTTCTGGATATGAATTTGTAAAACGTGCTGCAAAAAAATATGGTTTAAAATTTGTTGGCGAAAACAGCACAAGAATAAAAGCAGGTACAAAAAATTCAGGAACTGGTCAGCAAGACTCTGTGTGGGACAGAATTACCAATATTGCTACCGAGTCAGAATACGTTGTTTTTACTGTAGATGGAACACTTTATTTTGGAACACAAAAATGGTTTTTGTTTAAATGGGGGACTTATAGAGATTTAGGAAAACCAATTTTTGATAAAAAAGGCAAAAAAATACTAAACAAAGACGGAACTCCTAAAACAAATCCTGATAGACATTTTATTCCGTTTGAATATCCAGGAACAGAAGAGTCAAACAGAAGATTTGAATTGCTTTCTATGCCAAAATTAACAAAGGGTGAAAATGACCCAATGGAAACAGAAGGTTCAGCAGTAGTTGCTAGAAATAATGGCACCGCTTTGCGTCCTGGAATGACAATACGAATAAACAATATTCCACATGTTCAAAAATATTATGTAATTACACGCGTTGATTTTAAAGAACAAGTTACAGAACCTGTTGCTGTTGAATTTAGAACACCAGAAAGACTTGAAGTAAACGGAAAACAAGCAGTAATTAAACCTTTACCTGTTGGAAAAATATTTAATAGCGAATATTTTGCTACTAAAAGTAATACTTTGGGGGTTTCATCGGTAGGTGCGGTAAATTTTAACGATAATGAACAAAACGAAGTGCCTATTGGAACAACGCTTTCTCCAATTGGTCAGCAAACAAGAGCGAGATTACCTAATTCAAGAAGACTTGCTTCTCACCCAACATTAAAAGCAGACATAAAATTAATAGTTCCAAAACCACTACTTAGCGCTGCTTCTTTAATAGACAAAAATAATTTTGTACAGGCCGGGAATATAGATATGTGGAATAGGCCCTTGCTTCCTTCTACATATAAAGAACAAACATTAGTAAAATGCAGAACTTTGTCAATGTTTTACTACTCAACAACAGTTGTTTACGAAGAGCAAACAATAAATGTTTACGCTATTCTTGAGCGGTTGTTTTGTATTGATGGAACGGTTGTAGAACTTAGCCAAGCAGAAGCAATAGACAAGTATGAATCTGATTCAATTCATCATGGTATTTTTTACCAAGATGCAGGACTAGATAAAGTCAACGCTTATATGTATGTCTTGATACAAGCACAAATGCTGACAGTTTTAAAAAGGTTTCCATCAAACGGAAGAGACGTTTGGTCTGGTTCCGCGGTAATTCCAGATAGAAATAGGTGCTTTGCATGATTCCGGGAATTAATAGAACAAAAGCATCATCTCACCCAACAAGACGAGACGGTATATATCTTGGAGTTGTTAAGCGCGTTTTGCCAAACAACAAAGTTTACGTATATATACCAAAACTTTCAAACACTGTTGGCCCGATGCAGGTAGTAAACACTATTGAAGGGTTTCAAATTTCTGAAGGCAATCGCGTAATATGTGCTAATGTCGGTGGAGGTACAGAAGAGATGTACGTAATAGGACATCTTGCTCAACAAATCTCTGCTTCCCAGGCTGATGTATCAAGAGATATTAAGATTTCCATGTTTATGGACGTCGGATAAACGCTGTGAGATAATTAGACATGGACTGTTTTTCTTTTCCAATTAAATTTTCTTCAGGTCGTTTAAAGACATTGACTCAAGGAGATTACAACTACTATAGACAAATTCTTACCCTTGCTCTACTTACCGAGGTTGGGGAACACCCAATAACTCCAGACTTTGGTGTATTAGACCCTACATTCATATCCATAGAACCGATAGATTTTGTTCTTAATGCAGCACGATTTTTGCCAGAAGTTGAAATACTCGGAATAAATCCTTCATTGACAGAAGATGGTTCAATGAACGTAGAATTTGATTTTAGATTGAGGACATAAAATGACAATAGATTTTTCGCAATACATATCGCTGACTCCGTTTGATTCTTCTCCAACCTCTATTTATTTGGATGCAATAGATTACGCAAGAATTGCTTTGCCCGAATTTCAACCTCGCCAAGGAACACCAGAAGACGCAATAATGCAGGCTGTTGCTTATATAAGTGGATTAAACATTGCCGCAATGAATAGACTTCCAGATAGATTAATGGCTGGCCTTGTTGGGATGATGGGAATAGTTCTTGATGAGGGTTCAAAAACTATTGCAGATATTAAATTTACTGCCACCACGACAGATGGGACTACGGTTCCTCAAGGAACTGTGGTCAGATATGACTATGAGTTTTTAGGAGACAGAGATGCGCTTTATTTTGAAACCACTGAAGAATTAACAATTGAAGCAGTCGGAGAAGAAGAACCGCTTCCGTATGCAAGCGTTGAGGCACAATCTCTTGAGATTGGTAGAACAATTCCTCTTGCGGTTGGAACAATTTTAGAAATTGAAACACCAACAACAGACATACTTCAAGCAGAACTTGAACTTATGGTTTCTTACGGAGAAAATCCAGAAAATGAATTTGAATATTTAACAAGAGCAGTAAATCATCTTGCTTCCTTGTCTTCTTCTTTAGCAAAAGCATCTCAGGTTAATTCTTTTATAGCGTCTGGATATGGAAACGTAGTTTCTCGTTCAAAAACATACGACCTTACAGACCCAGACGGCGACCTCCTGTTAGGCGACCCGGACGAAGTAGGTTTTATAACTATATTTGTTTATGGTATTGGAGATTTTGTTTCATCTGAGCAAAAAACAGATTTGCTTATTGATATTCAAGAAAAAACTGTTGCTGGTCTAGAAGTAGGAATCAGTGATGTGTACTTGGTAAATCTTGACGTTACTGCAACTGTTTCTTATTCTACAAATTATGAATCACTAGTAATTGAAAACAATGTTAAATCTGCATTATCTGCTTATTTTTCTTCTGAAAATTATAGATTTTCAGAAGGAATTAAACTTTCTGAATTTTATGGAATAATTTCTAGTGTTGCTGGGGTTGTTTTTTTAGAAGACCTGACTGTAACTCCTCAATCTGCTACATATGCAACAAATGACGCTGCTGGAAATATTGAGTACGTCTATAAGGGTTCACTTCCTGCTATTGCTTTTGACGATATTGTTTTGACACTTAATTCGATAACTCTATAATGAAAACGATTCAAAGACTTAATGATTTTCAGTCCTTAAGGTCGTTTAATATTGCAACCTTGGACTCTGTAAATATTGCTGACGTTAGCGTAAATTCTGGATGGTATGTATCTAGCGGAAATGGCTCATTAATAGTCACTGGTGAAAACTTTTTTTGTAAATCTAATTACGTTTTAAAAATTAGCCCAACCAACAAAGAGCCCATAACTATAAGGCTTGATTTTGACACAGAAACAACACCTTTTGAAATTGGAGACATAGATGAAGATTTTGTTTTTACTGCTGTATTAAATTGCAACCTAGGAAATCCTGAAGTATCTGCATTAATTTGCAACTCCAACGATGGATGCAACGAAGCAAATACAAGAAGCCTTACTGGAGGCTCATGGGATGCCATTAGGTCAAACGTTTTGACTATTACTGGATTAGAAGAAGGCGTTGACCTTTATGGAATAACTATTACTATTTCAAACCACAGCCCCAACTTTGACCCAGATGACATATCAATTACTGCCACGCCTCTTTCAAGTATTTATTTATCAACGCCTAACTTGGTAAATGATGCGGCCTGGATAAATAATCCGGTTATTCAAAACATGAGACCTTATATACCTGGCGTATACGAAAGTTATGACTCAAACGAACTAGACCCGACTTGGCCATTTTTTAGATTTGTGGATGTTCTTACAGATGCAATTGCAGATACCATGTTTTTATATTCAGACTGGTTCCAACACGAAAAATCTGAACTTCCTGCTAACTTCAGCGCTGCGGATGTAGGGACAAGAAGCAGGCTTACTGACTACAACAATGTTAGGGATGAAAACCTTGAGTGGCTTGCTCAGTTTTCTGGTCGTCAAGTAACTAAGCAGTTATACGATTCAAACAACACAGCAATTATAACTAATACCAACGGGTACAAAATTGCTCAACTTTATCCAGCAATTTATGGAAGAAATTCAGGAACACAAGGCTCGCTTGTTACTGCTGCTGAATTTGTTTTGACTGGTGATAAAACAGTTTCAATCAGCCAAAGATATGACGCTGGAAGCGGAGCAAGCCCTTGGAACATAAGAATTACAACTTTAGGTTCGGAAACGCCAGACGTTGACTACAGAGGGGTAGCAAAAGTTGCAACAACTGCAAACATAAACCTCGCGACTGATTTGCAAGATGGCGACCTAATTGACAACTACGAACTTTCTACTGGAGACAAAGTTTTAGTAAAGAACCAAACAGCACCGTCTGAAAACGGCGTTTACACGGTAGTTGCTTCTGGAGCAGCATCTAGGTCTCCCAACTTTGACACTGGATGGAATGGAACAACAGGAGAAATTAAACAAGGCGCAGTATGGTACGTTTCGTCGGGTGATGCAAATGGCGATAATGCTTTTCAAGTTTCTACTAGTGGAAACATAACTATTGGGTCTACGGCAATAAACTTTTCCAGTTTTTCCGGCTCACCTAATGTCCTGGCTGTTACCGCAGAAGCAAAACCAATGGGATACAAGATTTACCATACAGTTGTTGATGAATTTACATTAACTCTTGGTAGTGGCACATTTGGGGTTTTGGGTACTGCCACCTTGTAGCCACCGCTATGAGGCACAATATATAAGAGGTTTAAGGTGGTCGCATGATTGCAGGAAATTACAACATACTCTGCGAGCAAGGTACTAGTTTTACGCGCGTCATAGCGCTTGAGCAACCAAACGACATAGACCCAACAATCTATGAACCGTACGAACTGACAGACCATACAGCACGAATGCAGGTTAGAAGAACGGTTGAGTCAACAAATTCAATTATCTCATTAACAACAGAAAATGGAAGAATCTCTTTAGATGAGCCCAATGGATTGATAACTTTGATTTTGAGCGCTGCGGACACATCGGCCCTTACCTCCAGTGGGGTTTATGACCTTGAAATTATTGATATCAACGGACTTGTTTCAAGAGTTATACAAGGAACATTTACTATTTCTCTAGAGGTAACACGATGAGCAATTCCGTTCCAAACAATGTAAATGTTTATCAAGATACGCCAAACAATGTAACGGTTAACCAAGATGCTCCAAACATTGTTGTTGTTCGCTCAACGTCTCCTTCTGGCTCAAATACAAGAAGATATGAATTTACTCAAGGCTCTGCATCGGCAACATGGGTAATAACTCACAACCTAGGAGGAAAGCCATCTGTAACCATTGTCGACTCTGCAGATACCCATGTATTTGGTGAGGTACAATACAATAGTAATACTCAGATTACTGTCCTGTTCTCTGCGGCATTTTCTGGAAAAGCATATCTCACGTAAGGTGGAGTAAAAAATGGCACAAAAATTTCTTACAAATATTGACCTAAACAGTAATCAACTGATTAATGCCAAATTTGAGGCGCTTGCTACAAACCCAACCACTGGCAACTTTGAAGGCCGGATGTACTTCAATACAGCCACGTTCACCCTCATGGTGTACGCAAATGCTGCTTGGAAGAAATCAGTCCATTCCATCGCTTCTGGTGGTGGCGCAGGCATTGCAGAAGCCCTCACGGTTTCTGAGTCCAATGGCACCGTAACCCTTACTCTTAATGTTGCCGACACTGACTCTGCTGGTCTCATGCCAGCGGCAATGTGGCAAGCAATCACTGATGCAACCGATGCTGCAACTGCTTCAAAGTTGGTCAAAAGAGACTCAAGCGGAAACGCTAAGGTTGCCGACCCTACAGATGCTGCGCACATTGCAACCAAGGGATACGTAGACGCCGCTCGTCAAGGTCTTGATGTTAAGGCTTCAGTAAGAGTCGCAACAACTGGTGCTGTTCTGTTGGCTTCAGGTCTTGAGGCTGGCGATGTAATTGACGGAGTAACGCTCGCTGAAGGAGACCGTGTTCTTGTTAAAAACCAAGGTACTGCATCAGAAAACGGTATTTATGTAGCAGTTGCTTCTGCCGCAGGTGCGGCTTCTCGTGCAGACGATGCAAATACTTCAGCAAAAATTACGACAGGAATGTTTACTTTTGTCTCTGAAGGTACAGTAAACGGAGACAATGGTTTTGTTCTTACGACAAA